GAGCCTGTGTACGCCATAGATAGGGATGCTATAGGTCAATGCCTAAAGACTGAGGTTATATCAGCCTCTATCAAGCCTAAGAGGAGGCCCTTATGATAAGTAATGAAGATCTGATAAATATGTGTCGTAAGTTAGCACACAAATATAACAGACCTAATGACTTTGATGACATAGTATCTGAGGGGGCTATAGTCTGCCTAGAGTTAAGGGCTGAAGATCCAGAGGTACACCCAGCGAAACTGTATCGTGAAGCTAATAGGGCTATGCATGACTACATTAACTTAGGTCTACAACCTGTTAGTATACCTAAACATAACGTAGCTAGGCGTCTGTCACATGATATTAACGACGAAGAAACAGGTAATATGTCAGAAGATGGTGCTAACTGGCTAAGGAATATTCTGTCGTCTGAGGCTGTATCTTACGAAGAGTTTTCGTCATCTATACCTGACCATGCAGAAGAATACGAGAAGGCAGATTACGAGAATTACATTCTGACTGTAGCCAAAGATCATCTGTCGCTGGAAGAGTGGCAAGTTTTAAGGTTAAGATTCTGGGAAGATCATACACTACAGGAAGTGGCTGACATGCTTGAGGTCAACAAGATGTGGGTATCTAGGAAAGAACGTGATGCCCTTAACAAGATCTGTAACAATTTGTGATGTTACAACTTAAGAAAAATATCCCTATTAGTAATTGTCCCTTTACTGAAAGTCTAACTTAAGTTAAGACATAAGTATCAACAATAGGAGTTAATATGATAGCTAGTAAATTAGATAAGCTAGACTTAAGTGGTAATCAGCCAGTGATTACAGATCCATCTTGGGAGGATTGCGTCGATGGATTTAAACAGGCTGATGTAGATATGGGCAGTGCCTTCCATCTTAAATTAGACTGGATGAATAAGGCTGCTGATATTTATCTGCAAGACAACAACAAGATGGCAGGGTTTGTCGGTAAGTTTGCTGAGGGCTGTGGGATTAGTGAAGGTTATGGGAGTAGACTTAATAGAATCCGTAAGACTTTTCCGACGTGTACGTCCGAAAACTTTAGTCACGATAGTTTACGAGAACTATTGTCAGCCCCAGAGGAATTACGTGAAGACATCCTGTCGTCTGATGAACCCGTAAAGGTAAAAGAAGTACAGGAAGCTAAGAAAGGTTACAAGGCTGTACAGGAAGACGAATCTAATGCTGACTTGAAAGAGAAAGTAGAGAGTAAGGAGATTAAACCCGTCGAGGCAGCTAAGATAGCCAACGATAGGTTTGAAAAGAAGAAGAAAGAAATGGAAGAAAGGGATAACACTTTTGATCTTGTAGAACATATCTCAAGCACTGAGAATTATGAGATTGGTGTCGTTGCAACTAACTTTGCAGCATCTATGGAGCAACTAATTAGTAAGTTTGATGGTGATCAGGTTACAGACCAAATATACCTAGCGTTAAAGGAGGATGTAATAAATATCAAAATACCAGCACTTCACAAGATGTCAGATATACTTCTGGAGTTATGTGAAAGACTTCCACTTACCAATATTAAAACTTTAAACTAAGGAACCCGATATGACAAACAGCAGCAATAGCTTTTACCAGCAGACAAAAGAATACTATGGCCTACAAAATCGTAAGCCTATGAATATGAATTTATTGATCAACAAGGGTGGCAGAAGTATTCGTGCTTCAGACGCCAATGCCCACCGTAAGAAAGTGTGGGATGAAGATCGTGATGATATGGTAAAATTGCTCAACACAACATTCCACAGTTATGAGCTTGATCGTCAGATGCCTATGTGGTGGTTGCTTGAGAATGACCCTGAGTCCTTCTTCACTAATAGGGACTCTGAGATTGAGAAGGGCCAAGGCAGGGTGAAGCGAAATTACGATTACAAGGAAGTCGGCTATCAATACCTGATAAACCCTGAGAAGTTTGGTAAGGATCTTATCCAGCCAGAAGAAGTAGCTCAGAAAGAGTTCAAGTTTAAAAGTGTAAGAGCTTAACAAAAGGAGAGAGCCGCATGACTGAGACAGCGCACCAGCCTTGTCCATATGTGTCGTGTGGCTCTTCCGATGCCTTTAGCTACAATAGCAATGGGTACGGAAGATGCCATGCATGTGAAAGAGGTTACCCATCGAAGAGCCAGATGTTTGATTGGGCTAAAGACAAATACCCAGTAGTGGAAAGAGATAATAATAGTATGAGTACAGTTATAGATTACACGCCCAAACGTATAGAAGACCCCGCCAGTGGAAATTATGTGGGTATGCGAGGCATCACAGCTAAGACTATGGAAGACTTTGGCGTACAGACTTACTCTGATCGTCAGGAATATGTGTACCCCAGCGGGGGAATTAAAGTACGCAAACTAGACGAGAAAGTATTCTACACTAAGGATAACTTTAAGGGTGATGAGCTATTCGGTATGAACCTGTTTACTGCTGGCAGTTCTAAGATGGTAACAGTCACTGAGGGTGAACTAGACGCTCTGTCAGTAGCCCAAATGCTTAAGAGCCAGTACACTAACCCTGTAGTATCTCTACCCTCTGCTACGCCCTCTAAGAAGCTCTGGGAGAAGTGTACAGAGTGGCTCAATAGTTTCGATAAGATTGTCCTATCTGTAGATAACGACGAAGCTGGTAATGCTGTAGCTGATCGTATGGCTAAACTGTTTCCTAACAAGGTCTACCGTGTACCACATGACAAGTTCAAGGACGCTAATGAGTTCCTTACCAATAATGCAGCAGCAGAATTCAAGAGTGCATGGTGGAATGCTAAGAAGTATACACCTGAGAATGTTCTTAACAGTACTGATGACTTCATTAGCTTGTATACAGATACACCTGAGCATCAGTATGTACCAACTGGTATTATAGCTTTAGACGATAAGATCTTGGGCCTCATGCAAGGTCACTTCACAGTCATTAAAGCGCCTACAGGTATTGGTAAGACTGAGATCATGCGTTACCTAGAGTACAACATGTTACAACATAACATACCTTTTGCTGCATGGCACTTGGAAGAGACTAAGCTAAGGTCTTTACTTGGTCTTGTGTCGTACCAGCTAAACGATAACCTGACCCGCAGAGATCTCATAGAGGAGAAGCAAGCAGAGGATGATGTTATACGTGCCATCAAAGAGCTAACTAAGGATGAGCTATTCTACCAGTTCTATCTAAGTGATGGTCAAGGTGCTGATGAGCTATGCGACCAGATTAGATACTTTAGTCAAGCATGTGGCTGTAAGTTTGTATTCTTTGAGCCTATCCAAGATGTAGTATCTGGTCAGTCAGAAGAGAGTAAAGAGCAGATGTTAGCTGACTTATCGGTCAGGTTGTCTAAATTATCAGCGGAGCTAAACGTAGGTATAGTTACTATTGCTCACACTAACGACAATGGTGACCCTAAGTACTGTAAGATGATTGGACAACGAGCATCAGTTATCTTAGACCTCTCCCGTGACAAAGAGGCAGAAGACTTACAGGAACGTAATACAACGCACATAACAGTGCAGAAGAACCGTCCATGCTCAGAAGAAGGTAGGGCTGGTATGATGCGGTTTAACTCAGAAACATTTACACTACGAGAGGTTATATAATGGAAAATAAACACATAGCAGTTTGGTTCTCCTGTGGTGCTGCATCAGCAGTTGCAGCTAAATTAACTTTAGATAAATATGGGGGCAAAAATAAAGTTTCTATTATTAATAACCCTATTAAAGAAGAGCATGAAGATAATCAACGGTTTCTTAAGGATGTAGAAAAGTGGTTAGACCATCCAATAGAGTTTGCCACACGTAGTAAATACCCTAAACAGTCTTGTGTAGATGTTTGGAAAGATCGAAAGTTTATGTCTGGGCCTATGGGTGCGCCTTGTACATTAGAGCTTAAAAAGAAAGCCCGACAAGAATGGGAAGTTTTAAACAAACCTGATTACACAGTTTTAGGTTTTACCGCAGAAGAACAAAAGAGAGCTGATAGGTTTCGTTTAACAGAGAGGGATACACTATTAACACCTCTTATCGAGCATGGATTCGACAAACAGAAGTGTTTTGATGTTATTCAGTATGTAGCTAAGATTGAACTTCCCTATATTTACAAGCTCGGATATCCTAATGCAAATTGTATAGGTTGCGTTAAGGCTGGTTCTGCAACATACTGGAATTTGGTACGAAATACTTTTCCAGATGTCTTTGAATTAAGATCAACTCAGTCGAGAAAAATTGGAGCAAAACTTGTATATTATAAAGGTAAGAGAATGTTTTTAGACGAACTATCAGAAGATGCGAAGGGCCGCAGTTTGAAGAACTATAACTTTGAATGTGGTATATTTTGTGAGGAAGATAAGGAATAGCTAATGCCAGTATTTGATATAGAAACAGACGGACTAGATAGCACTAAGATCCATGTAATATCTTGGATGGATGACCAAGGGAATGTGCAACATACGCATGACTATGTAGCTATGCGTATCTTCCTTGAGGAAGCACCAATCCTGATAGGACATAACATTGTAAGGTTCGACATCCCCGCAGTGGAAAAAGTGCTAGGTGTTAAGATAGGTGCAAAGCTAGTGGATACGTTAGCTCTGTCTTGGTATCTAAACCATAGCCGTGTCAAACATGGTCTTGAGGGCTACGGAGAGGACTATGGGGTGCCTAAGCCTAAGATTACTGATTGGTCTAGCCTAACACCAGAAGAGTATGCTCACAGGTGTAATGAGGACGTTAAGATCAACGCTAGACTATGGCGTGACTTGGACATCAAACTTAAGAAGCTATACCCTGATGAAGATGAGAAGTGGCGTTTCATTGAATACCTTACGTTCAAGCTACAGTGTGCAGCAGAACAAGAGGCCCTACAGTGGAAATTAGATGTAGCCAAAGCTAAGGGGCATCTAGCGGAATGGGAAGCTATGAAGGCTGATAAGATAGAGCAGTTA